AACGCTTTAGGGCTAGACTGGAGCAACTCGACCTCGCCGGACCTCTAAGTACGTCATGGCTGCTCCCAACATCAAGTCGCCATCAACCGTCACAGGCATTTACGGCAAGACCGTGGGCTATGCGGTTACCACCACGATGGCCGCCGCACTTAGCAACGCCTCCAGCAGCGGCAAGGTGCTGAAGATCAACTCGGTGTACTGCGCCAACGTGGATGGCACCAGCGCAGCGGACATCAGCCTGGAGCATTACAACGGCACGACGGGGTTTGCCCTCGGCAAGACCATCACCGTGCCAGCTGACGCCACCCAAGTCCTCGTGACCCGCGAGGCATACATCTACCTGGAGGAAGGCCACAGCCTCCGCGCACAGGCCAGTGCCACCGGCGACCTGGAGCTGGTCATCAGCTACGAGGAGATCAGCTGATGCTCGGCTTCAACGGCGGTTTGATGGGCGTCAGGCGCACGCCGACAACCCACACAGCATCGGGGCTGTGGTTTCAGAACGAGCAGAGCGTGGCGAGACGTGCGGCGATTTGGCCAACAACAGGTGATCCGTACTGGAACGACGTGTCACTGCTGCTGCACATGGATGGCAGCAACGGCTCAACCGTTTTCACGGACAGCAGCTCTAACGCTTTCACTGTCACAGCCAACGGCAACGCGCAGATCAGTACAGCCGAAAGCAAGTTCGGTGGGGCAAGCGGGTACTTTGATGGATCAGGTGATTACCTATCTTGCACTCTGGGTTCATTGGGAACCAGTGATTTTACAATCGAAGCATGGGTGCGGTTTGCCTCTTTTGCTAACTATCGAATGATTTACGATAGCCGCACTTATGACCATGATACTTCCGGTTTTGGTCTTGGCGTAAATTCAGGAGGTCAGATCTTTCTTTTTCTGAATGCCTTTCAAATAACTACCGGCACTCTTAGCCTAAATACGTGGGCTCACGTAGCACTAACGCGAGCGGCTGGCACCTGGCGCATTTTTGTGGATGGCACACTGCAAACCGGCACCTATTCTAATTCAGGCAATCTTTCCAACACAGCAGTGCGAATTGGCATGGATTGGAATCCGTATACGTTACACGGCATGGATGGGTATTTTGATGAATACAGGATAACCAACGTCGCTCGCTACACCGCCAACTTCACTGCACCTACTGCGCCGTTCCCTGACAACCAATGACCCTCTACTCCCACTACCAAACCACCCCAGCACCCCTGCCGCACCGCATCCGCTTTGCGGACGGCAGCACCCGCACAGATCGCGCCACCTTCACGCCTGACGAGCTGGAGCGTGCCGGTTACAGCGGCCCTTACGAGCGCCCTGAGTGCAACCCGAAGCTGGAGACCATCGACTGGGACAGCGAGGCGCTTGAGTACGTCGTGCGCCCCTACAGCTTCGATGAGCTGCAAACGCAGCACGCCAAGATCCGCCAGCGGCGCATCGAGCTGCTGAAGGCCAGCGACTGGACGCAGATCACCGACTACGACCTCGGCGCCGATCGTGACGCATGGGCCGCCTACCGCCAGGCCCTGCGCGACCTGGCTGATGCGCCCAACCCGTTTGACATCACCTGGCCGCAGCCGCCTAAGCTGAACTGAGGCGCCCTCCCCTAAGCGAAGCAACTTATGGCCGTCAAAGCTAAAACCGGCGCCGCTCGCGTCGAGCACGTACCAGGCAAGCCCAAGCTCACCCGCCAAGGTCAGGGCCAGCACAGCAAACCCAGCCACGGCCGTAAGTTGCGCCGAGGCCAAGGTAAGCCGTAGCGCAGCGCCACAGCGTCGCCACTGTGCAGCGCCGTAGCCTATGCAACCCTTGCGGGCTAGGCTGCCTATGCGACACCTCCCTTTATGGCCGCCCCTACTCCCGAGCAAGTAACTGGCATCGTGGCTTCCTTGCTGGCCGGCTCCGAAATCCTCAGCCTGCTGCCTTGGGTCAAGGCCAATGGCTGGGTTCAGCTGATCCTCGCCGCACTGCGCGGCATCGCATCCAGCAAGCGCTAAGCCAATGGGCGAGCCATCGCACGGCGAGATCCTCCGCGCCATCGGCGTTCTGGAGGGCCAGCTGAAACAGTTGCTGGATGCCGCCATAAGCGACAAAGGGGAGCGCAGCAGCTTGGGCGCTCGTGTCGGCCGTCTTGAGACGCGCATGGCTCAAGTCATCATCCTCGCAGTGGTTGCAGCGATGCTCAGCCCGATTATCTGGACCGAAATCAAAAGCGCCTTCAACTACCGGCAGCCGGCGCCTCAACACATGCAACGCCCATGAGTTCCCAACCCATACGCCTAAGCGATCTGTTTAAGTTCTATCGCGGCCTTCCGCATCAGATGGCTTCCATAAGCGAATTGGAGGCAGCAATAAATAAACGCGCTCCTCACCTGCTAAGCCGCGATCAGCCGTGGTTCAAGACTTGGAGCGTCCCAGGCAAGCAGACCGACCTGGCCGCAGCGATTGAGCTGATCAAGGAGTTTGAAGGCTGCCACCTTAGCGCCTATCCTGATCCGCTTAGCGGCGGCGATCCGTGGACGATCGGTTATGGCACAACGCGCTATGGCGCTGGCGACCCCGTAAAGCGCGGCGACAAGATCAACGTAATCGAAGCCGATATGCTGCTCCGCCTTGAGGTGGACCGCATCGCCGAACGCCTCCGCTCCACCATCCCAACCTGGAACGCCTTAGGCGACCCACAACGCTGCGCACTTGTAAGTTTCGCCTACAACCTAGGCGCCGACTTTTACGGTAAGCCCGGGTTCGACACCATCAGCGCAGCGCTGCGCGACAAGGACTTCGCTGCCGTACCAGCGGCACTGCTGCTTTACCGCAACCCTGGTACGAATGTCGAAGCCGGCCTACTGCGCCGACGTAAGGCCGAAGGGGCACTGTGGCAAAAAAGAAGCCCGCAACTGCAGCAGCAGGGCATTTTGTTGCGCGTTCCTTATGAGGCGCAGAACGACAACCGCTCAGGCACCGGCTACCGCGAATGTTTCAGCAGTAGCGCTGCCATGGTGGCCCGCTTCTATGGCAAGGTGAGCGGCGACGATGCCTACAACAAGATCCGCGCCCGCTTCGGCGACACCACCGACGCGCAAGCGCAGATCAAGGCGCTGCAATCGCTGGGACTTAACGCGCGGCTGCGCACCAACTGTAATCCCGCTGTAATTGACACCGAATTAGAGGCAGGACGCCCCGTGATGGTGGGCTGGCTGCACAAGGGGCCTGTCGGCGCACCCACCGGCGGCGGCCACTGGTCCGTAGTCATCGGAGCAACCAGCGGCGCCTACATCCACAACGACCCGAACGGCGAAGCTGATCTGATTAACGGTGGCTACCTCAACAACACCAAAGGTGCCGGAATCGCCTACAGCCGTAAAAACTGGCTGCGCCGTTGGGAGGTAGATGGTCCCGGTACCGGCTGGGCCATGCTTGTAAGTCACGCGGCGTGAGACAGTACGTCTTAGAGATCGAGTACACAATCGTCGTCGAAAGCGAAGACGACAACCCCGGAAACGTAAGTGATGACTTCGCCTCCAGGCTTACGGAATTAGCGCCATCGAACGACCACATCTTAGGTCTTTCGGTCAACGTCCTACCCATCCCGGAGTTGCGTGGATCATCAGATTGATGGCACATCTCTCGTTCCCAAGCGCTCCGCTAAGCAACGGTTTAGGCAGCAAATTTTTGAGGCATGGCAGCACTGCTGCGCCTACTGCGATGCCGCGGCCGACACGCTAGATCACGTTAAGCCACGCCACAAAGGTGGCAACACCGTTGTAAGCAACCTAGTGCCGGCCTGTTGTGCCTGTAACCGCAGCAAGGGCAGCGAGAACTGGCACGACTGGTTTACCGCTCAATCGACCTGGACCGCAGCACGCGCAGCAAGGATTCAGGATTGGTTGGACGATTAAGTAGGTGCTGGTAGAACTCAACGGCTTTCCAATCCTCCACGAAGTCGCGTTCCATCCCCACGTAGCTCACACGCCACACCGGCGCAGCAGCGCCATCTATGCGTTGTAGACGAGGTAAGCCCATTGCCTTAGCATAAGAGCTAAGCCTTCGTGTTCACAGTATTGCTATGGCCAGTGAAGATGCTGCCGTGCCTTCGATGCACTGGCTTGTGCCACAGCTCGATCTGCAGACACAGCTGCGCTTGGAGCTGGACCGCCGCACCGCCGCCAAGCTAAGCCGCGACGAACTTTCAACCCTAATAGACAAGCTGATTGTTGACTGGTATCACCGCAGTGCGCTTATTGACAACCTCCTAGGGCGCATACGCAGCATGGAGGTCGAAATGGCCCTACTAAGGGCAGAGCCCGGCCCTGCTGCCCCGACCGAAGAGCACTACGAGTGGGCCGCCGACCTCCTACGCGACCTAGGCCACTAAGCCGCGCCGCTAAGCTGTGCCACTAAGCTGCGCCGCTTAGCGCTTAGTCGCACGGTGTCCGCCGCGCTACTTATCAAGCCAAAACGCCACACAATCCTTAGCGTGCTTGCCGCCGCTGCGCTTGCCCTCGGGAAAGCCCAGGCCGCACGATCCCTCGACGAACTGCCAGTGGATGCACTGCTGGCAGCGCGTCTTTCCGTTTGTCGCCACCAAGGCATCGGCGTAGAGCTGCTCGGCCTCCATAAGTGCCGTCTCCAGTTCCGTACCACGCAAAGGCAGCTCCAGTACGCCCTGCTTCGTCCGCAGCCGCAGCATCCACCCCTCAGCCTGGGGGATCAGCACCATCCTGCCCGAGTGGTATCTGAGAGACGGCATGAAGCAGTTGCTCTAATGTTCCATCGTTCACAATATAACGCGCAAAATGGGGCCAATCATCTAGGCTTCCCTCCGAGGCGTGCGTATGCGTATTAACCATCCCTTTACGAGTAATCTTCCACATCTCACCCCCTAAGCTGCGGATTAGCTCTGCTTCGTTCTCAAACCTTACGTCGTCCACAACAATGTACTCGTGCCGCTTAATGCGTGCTTGCCATACACGCAGCCACACATCAGGCGCTACGCAAGTTCTTCCCCACTCCGTACCCAAGGTCTGCAGCAGGTGGCGCGTACTCACCCCTAAGTGGTCGAGCACAAGCTCCTTGTCGGAATAAAGCCGCTGCGCAGCCTGTTCCGGCGTGTAGCCAATACTTACAAGCAGCGGAAACACCATTTCTTTCAATGGCTCTGCGAAGGGCACCCGCACAAACACGCTGCGTTCCAGCGCATGACTAACCGCCGTCTTACCGCTACGAGGCGCAGGAGAATAAAGCCCAATAAGCTTAGTCATACAAGCCTCACTGATTTCAAACGCAGACGCATTTTAAGGTGTGCAGCTTCGATGCGCTGCCTGATGCGTTCTCTTGAAACATTGTCCTCAGCTGCGATGCTCGATAGTGACATCGGTTCGCCGCCATTAAGCCCATATCTGCGCTGGATCGTAAGCAGTTCGCCTTCAGTTAGGCAGGCAAGGGCGATTTGGAACATCGCCTGTTTCTCGTCCTTCTCCATGCAGTCCTTCTGCCTATCCATCGAATCGGTGTCAGGGATAAGCTCCAAGATCGGACTACCCGTCTCACTTACTAAGGCATCGAGGCTGCGATGCCAGGCGTTCCGGGCTAGCAGCGTCTGCATGTGCGCAACCTCAACATCTGCCTCTGCCGCCATCTGCGCAACAGACGGCATCTTGCCGTGCTCCTGCAGATGCGCTTTCTGGAAGCGCACCACCTTATACACCTTGTCGAGTCCGTGCTGCGGCACACGGATAAGCCGCTCCTTAGCGTCAATTCCCCGCGTAATCGCCTGCCTCACCCACCAGTAAGCGTAAGTGGAGAACTTATAGCCCTTACTGCTGTCGAATAGTTCGACGGCGCGTGTAAGTCCGAATGCACCTTCCTGCACTAAGTCCATAAGTTCCATGCCACTGCCATTCAGCCGCCGCGTGTACTGCTTAGCAACACTAACGACCAACCTAAGATTGCAGTTAATGAGCTTACGCTTAGCGCGTTCAGCAACCTTAAGTGTGCGCTTCTCTTGGGCGCTAAGTTCCCGCTTATCGGCTAGGGCAGTACCGCTTTCGATTTGACGCGCCAGTTGAATCTCCTGCTCTGCTGTAAGTAGCGGATACCGGGCAATTTCGTTTAAGTAATCCTTAACAGAGTCGGTCATAAGCTTGATGAGGATTTGCGTAGGTTACCAAGCAACGCGGCTAAGTGCTGCAACTTAGCGTTGCAGCTTACTCTTGGCCTGGTTCAAGCAGCTTTACAGTTCGTCGCCTGCCGGCCTTTTCGATCCACCGAAAAGCATCGCTGGGTAGAAGCAGCTCAGGCGCCTGGAGCGTGTACCAGCGGTGCTCACACCCCTGGCAGTGCCTCCTCCGCACTATTTGATCACCGTCGGCATACGCCGTCATGACAACGCTAATGCGCTGGCACGCACATTCAGGACATCGCATAAGCGTTAAATTACCGTCTTAGTGTTGAATTGGGGATCTGATTCGTCCAGACCATGGGCCAGCGGGTCGAACGAGCCTTCGACATTAGCATCCCCAACAGGCGCTGGAACGTCCCCCTTCCTCTTAGCATCCATGTCCGCTAAGCTGCTAAGCCACGAGTCCAACGACTCACGCATAGGCAGCCCTTTTGTGATGCTTAGGAAGCGGCGCAGCTCCTTTACGTCGCGCACAAACACCGAAGCGCCGCTGGAATAGGCCACGTAGGCTCTGCCGTTGTGGTCCCTATAGGTCTCAACGAACTGGTACTGGGAGAGCCGCAGCTTATCGCGCTTCACGGCTCAGCCTCCTGCTTAGGCACCGGCAGCGCCCAGTGGGGGAGCCAGTGGGTTGCATCCTCCGCATAGTCAAGAGGCTCAAATGACCACCAAAAAATCCCCCCTGCAGATGTCACAGGATTGAAGCACCAGCACCGTTCCACCGCATCGCAATCCTCCGGCCCCGGCAGGCGCTCACTCACCGGCACCGGCTCGATGGCGGGGCGGCCCCGGCGGGCGCGATCTGCAGCAATGACGGCGCGGGCAGCGGCTATGGCCTCTTTGTCCCAGTCAAGAATGCCGGTGCATTGCCCGCCTGGGACCGAAGCGGCAGCCTTAAGCATGTAGCCAAGCAGCTCCTCATCCGTCGGCCCCTGCGGCTCGGGCTGGGCCAGGGCAGCGCGGGCGCGTTCAAGTAAGTCATTTCCGTCCATTTTCATATCCCAAATGATTCCTCCGAGATTTGATTCGTCATCGTATTTCTCAAAGATCCCTAGCAGCTCAGCGCACAGCGCACGGAAGTCAGTCATTGCTTACCTCCAGCACTGGCGCTTGGCTAATCAGGGCCAGCAGAGTGTCACGTTGCCGACGACGAGTAGCGTCAGCATCATCAGCCCAAGCAGCCCAAGCAGCAGCATCAGCAGCAACAGCAGCACGAGCAGCAGCAACAGCAGCAGTACGAGCAGCAGCAGCAGCAACAGCAGCATCAGCAGCCCAAGCAGCAGCAGCAGCATCAGCAGCCCAAGCAGCAACAGCAGCATCAGCAGCCCAAGCAGCAACAGCAGCAGCAGCACGAGCAGCAGCAGGCCATTCCTGACCACTGGCAAGCAGATCCATACCTGCAATAACAGGATCAATGGCTACCTGAACTTCGTCAGGTTGCGCAGGCAATGCACGCAGCTCAGCAGCAAGAAACTGCCAGCCGACTTTGCTTAAGTCCTTGCCATCACAACCAACTGCATCAGGCAGTGCCACAAAAAATGCTTTAGCTTCATAGGGAGGCAACGCTTCAAAGATCGACTCAGCAATGCGCTGAACCATTACAGGCAAGCCGTAGGTTTGCTCGTTAATACCTGGATCTTTAGAGTGCGCCAAACACCCAATAAAGCAACCCCGTTTGCTGCCTTCGTCCCAGTAAATGCGTTGAGTGATGGAGTCAGCAGCAACGTGAGCTGCTACTTGTTGGCGAAGTTGGTCTGTGTTTTTGGTAAGCATGGTGGTGTCAGTCATTTGGTAGCCTCCCGCTCGGCGGCAAAGTCCAGGTCGTAGTCCTTGCTTAGCTTTACCATGTCCTCGGTTGCGCGGCATTCATTGAAGGCAAGCTGACAGGCGCCTCGCATGATTATCTTTTCGGTCATGCCAGCGGCTCCAAGGACGCTTTCAAAGACCTTGAACCAAGCATGAACTGAGCAGTCGTCCATGTCTACCTCCCAGGTGGTGGTCATCTCGCCGGGTTCGTCGATGGACCCCTGGCGGTAGCGCTCATCGGTGAGCTTAATTTCGAGTTTCATTGGCCTCCAGCTCGGCGGCGATGGCGAGGAGTTCGCGTCGAATGCGCTGGCACTCCATTGCCATAGGCAGGTAGTTGCGAGGCTCAACGGCATCGTCTGGCACCACCTGATCGGCAACAGCTCGCAATGCGGCGGCGGCAATCATCCCTTCGTCGTTGGGGGCTTCCTGTTCGGCAGACCAATAGGCAGAGAAAGCTGCATCCAGCACCGCCTGCGTTTGTGGTGATAGTTCAGTCATTCAGGTAGCGCCTCCAGTGCGCGGCGGATGGTGTCGAGATCTTTCATCTGGTTACTAAAGAATTCTCCCGTTGATTCAAGACGCGTGAGTCCCTCCAGCGCCTGCTCCTTCAAGCTCGGCGGCTTGGGGCGGCGGGCGGCGCGAAGGTCAGAGATGTCGGCAATAACCTCGGCCCCAAAATTAGAAATAAACCACTCACAGCACGCCTCCAGCTCCTGGTCGGCGCCAGCGGCGTAGGCGTGGTTGATCAGCCAAAGTTCTCGGGTTACGCCAGCATCTCGGATGCCATGTGGGGCTGAGTTGCGTAGCGATGTCACCAGTTCCGGTGACGGGGTGATGTGGTTAGGTGCTGTCATTAGTTCTTCTCACTTGTAGGTTTGACCAAGCGTGCCCAGAGGGTTGTGCAGGGCAGATCAAACTCAAGGATCCCCTCAGTCTTCATGGCTTTCACCGTGGACTCGTCAATCTCGTAGGTTTCTGTGCTCTTGTAAGCAACACGAGGGGCGCTAAGCCACCAGCCACGGCCACGGTTGGCTAGATCCCAACCGTTCCGCAACTTCTCGATGATGTCCTGTTTGGTCATTAGTCTCCTTCACTTGTGGGGTAGTAGCGAGGCAGTGGGCACCAATGAGTAGGCGCAAACCGATGCGGCCAGCGAGCAAAAGATCCGTCGGCTTCTCGCCAAACGCAATATGGATCAGATGTGTAGGGAGCAGAAGAGGGCTGAGGTATGGATCTGATAGCAATCACGACAAACATCTCAAATGGTTTGCGTGATTGAGGTGCGGTGGTGATGGGCAGCCAGTTCATTAGTCCTCCTGGTTAATAGTGTTGGCGGGTGTCCCCCAGCGGGCGAGGGCTGCACGGATTGTTTCGCTGAACTCTTTGGCCGTAAAGCAGCGTTGCCAGCCGTGAATATCAGGGTCCATCTCCTCCAAGGGCACTTCCGTAGCAGCGTCCGCCCATTCTTCAATCTCCTCATCCGTCGGCCCCTCCGGATCGGGCTGGGCCAGGGCGGCAGCCTTCAGCTCCCGCAGTTCGCGGTAGATGAAGTAGTCCTCGGGGTCGTCGTAATTCAGATCCAGCGCCTGATCCACAGCCGTTTGAGCGAGGAACAGCAGGCGGTCAATCAGATCGCGGTCAGCCATTGCCAGCCTCCATCTCGGCGGCGATGGCGAGGAGTTCGGCGCGGATCTGATCGTGTGCGTCCCACCAGTCCGGACTGTTGATAGCAGTGCGCAAGTGGTCGGCCGCATCCGGCACCACCTGATCCGAAGCAGCTCGCAAGGCGGCGGCGGCAATCTCATCGGCAGGCGCAGGGCAAATTTCGCGCACTGCGTCGTACACCGCTTGCGCTTGTGGCGATAAAGTAGTCATTCAGGCAGCGCCTCCAGTGCGCGGTCGATAAGTTGCCAGT